CCTCTCATAGACTAACCCACCGAGTACCCCCATGGCCCCTCTCAGTCACCTAAAGTCGACCTACGGTCCCCTACTGGCCCTTACCTTTAGGTAACCGCTACGATCCCTTTGAGGCTACATTATGGGCACCTGATGAATGGCCTGTCAAGAGGGACATGAGGTGATCGTTGGAGGGACTGAGAGGGACATGAGGTGGCTCATAGTGTTATGGTATAACGTTGCATCTTTACGTCCTTCCCTCTCCTAATCTGTAAGGGGCCATTGAGTACCTCATTGAGCATCCATTGAGTGCCCACTATGACCGTCCATAGGGACTCCACACGGGGTGCCTATATAAGGAGGCCATGAGGTAACGCGAGGCGACCATGGGATGACCTATAGGGAGGCCATGAGGTGACCCTATGTGGATCATAGAGGCTATGAGGTCATCAGAGGTCGTTCCCTATCGTGGATGAGCTGAGTCAATAACCCTCACTTAAACAGTGGGTCAGCCGATACACCACTGAGTCGCCATGAGGTCACCATAGGGTCGCCATAGGGTCTCCATAGGGTCTCCAAGGTGGTTATCACCGTGTGTCATAAAGTTGTTGACAGTCCTGACTCAGAGTGTAGAATGGGCGCCACAACGAAGCGATACTGCCAAGGCGGATCACTGAGTTGCCTTGAAGCTTAGTAGTTACTGACCTGCGATCATACGTGTGCCAAGGGTCTTAAGGTAGCGAACACGGATAGGGCGAAACAAACGCTTGACAAGGTTGCTCAACGCTGTATGATGGGCGCCACAGAGACACACCGCTCTTTAACAACTCAGGCAACATTATCACCGCCTATCGGGAAAGCCCTGTAGTGTCATTTGGATAGCCTTGTGGCTCCCTTCAAGTACACAGAACGGCTCGGTAAGTAGGCGAGTAGCAACGTAGAGACACAGCACGATAGGCACTGAGCCTTCCTGTAGTGCCCAGCACGGCCCGAACGGATGTCATCGAGTAGGTACGTACAGGGCACTACGGGAACAACTTAGAAGCCCTCACAGTAGGTGGATAGCAATGACACAAGTGACAGTAAGCAAGCTGAACATGGCCGCAATGACCCTTGTTACGCTGCCGTGTGATTCAGCAGATGAGATAGTGCGGTGCCACGGTCTGAGCCGTTGCGGCATCGACGTGGTTGAGCGTGATGTAAGCGGCGCTGAGCCTGACTTCGTGGTCGGCAAGTGGACCAACTGGCAAGGCAACTACTGGGTCTATGAGATCCGCACTGGGATCATTTACTACAGCAACTCACTGGCAGATGCCAAAGAGTGGATCAAGCTGTGCCGTGATGCCCTTAAGGAGACTGAATAACATGCAAGCCATTCAAACTAAGTACATGGGTCCAACCGATACCAAAGGCAGCCGCGTACAGGTCACTTGTGCAGGCCAGACGCGGTACTTCGGCTGGGATCACGCACTGGGTAGCTGCGACAACCACATCAAGGCCGCTGAGGTCTTCGCCAAAGAGTGGGCAGCATCCTTTAAGTTGCACTCAGCGATACTCAAAGCAGGCGTCTACGTCCACATTGCGACGGACGTTGAGACTCTCAAGCGTTGATAGCGATTCGCTGATGGGTCTCAGCACGGGACCCATTGGGAACACCTAACAACACACCACAAGGAGTCGTAATGACCACCAAAGCAAAGCGTAAGCCCCAGACCATCAAGCTCAACGGTCGCAAGTACGTGGTAGTCCACACCTCGATTGCCCGTAAGGACCACAAGAACGTTGTACTGCAGCTGGTCAAGCGCGCCGGTAAGGTCCAATGGTTTGTCAAAGAGGGCGACGTACTGACCCGTAAGGCCGACTTCTGGGCAGCACTGGAGCTGTACAGCGTTCGCCAAGAGGCGCTCGGTCTGGTCCCTAAGGATGCACTGCCTGCTGAAGAGCTGGCTGAGATCATCGGCGTGGAAAGCGAAGTGTATGGTCGTGGTGAGATCAACGATGCCCAAGCCTAACAAGTACGCAGGCAACGGCAAGTTGCGCCCAGAAGGGACCCAAGAGGGTCTCTACGTGATGAACAAGGGTCGCATGGTTCCCATGTTCCGTGCGGCACCTGAAGCAATCGAACGCGGCATCAACGCCTACAAGGCATTCAAAGGAAGGAACTTTATGAAGCTCATTGCACGCATCACCCTCGGGATTCTGTTGGTAGCCATGGTGGCAGCCCTGATGACTGGCTGTCAGGTCAACGTGGTCAACGTGGTTCACAGCGACATCGGCGTACAGGGCATCACCGAGACCATCCATGAGGTGGCCAAATGATCCTCAAGTGGACCATACAGCGCCTAATAAAACTTGACGTCGGCGGGGAAGCTTGGCAGGACTGTCAGAATGGGCATCGCAGCATGCTCGGCTACACGGTGCATCAGGAAGAACTGCTGATGTCGGATCTTCAGCGCCTGCGTGACCGCTACCCGGCCAACGCGTACCGCGTGGTCCAGCATGTCGACTTCACGCCTGCCGTACCGGCCAAGCTGACGCCCCGCTAAGAGTTTCAAGTCGTGCCCTTTGGGTCATCTCAGAGGGCACCGCTGGAACCTCACAACAACGCACCATAGGACGACACTGATGTCTGTTTCACTGAACTACACGAGCTTTACCAGCAAGGCCCAAGAGGTCACCTTGGCGATGTCCCACGTGCTCAGCACTGGCGAGTCGGTTCGCTTGACCAACCGTCATGGGCAGCACTGGCTGCTTGTGACCCTGCATCGCGACAATCTGGGTTACCGCTTCGCGTTCATCGACACCGATGGTCGTGAGGTTGGCCATATGGTACTCAAAGCGGCCATTAAGGTCTGGGCGGATCGCGCAGGTGCCCTGTTCTGGTCCATGAATAGCAAGGCGTACGACCTCAAGGAGCACCCAGCGACCACACTGGCCCGTAAGGAGGCCGAACAAGCCTTTGTCGAGCGCATGAAGGCCCACGGTGCGACCCATGAGGTAATCACCTACGGCGGTGCTCGCCTTGGCTACGGTGCCTATCAGCGCAACTGGTACGGCAAGAAGTGCCTCTATCTGGTCGCGGATAGTCGCGGTCGGGTCTTCGGTGAGGCCGCTAAGGTCTCCAAAGAGACTGAACTGATGGTGGCACGGTTGGAGCGCTTGAATTGACTCCGAACGACCTCCACCGCTGCTCAGCCGATCACCTCGCGCCGGGTCTTTACGAGGGCCTTGGAGTCCTCAACGAGATGCTCGACCACATGAAGGCGACCAGCTTGCCTATCACTCGGTCTGAGCTGTGCCGTAAGCCTCGCTGGAGCGCCTTCCTGAGCGAGAACGTTCGCCAGATGGCCCACGGTGTGTACGCTGTGCGTTACCTCTCTGAGGCCTTCTGTGGGTCCCTCCTGAAGCACCTGTCGACCTTCCAGTACGCGGTCAATGAGCTTGAGCCTGAGGACGCCCGGATACCTGAGGTGACCTTAGAGGACAACGACAACGCTCTGTACGAGACGTTGCGCGGCCTGTGGCAAGGCTACATGCACCTTCTGGTCGGCGTCCTGTACCACATCGAGTCTGGCGAGTGCCAGAGCATACAGGCAGCACGGTACACACCGCAGAACACGCCCCATGGCTGCTGGCACCTTGATGATGACAGTGAGATCACCCTTGTGGTGGCCCTGAGCAATGACCACAAAGGAGGCGGCACGGAGGTCTACAACGGCCCGTTCGACTTCACCACTGTGGTTCCCCAACTGGAAACAGGGTGGGGCATGCTGTTTAACGGTCGGTCGCGCCTGCATCAAGGCCTTCCGGTCACCGAAGGGACTCGCAACCTGCTGGTCCACTGGTACACCCAGTCGAAGGACGATGACAAATGATCTCGCAGCACTACAAGCCACGTAAGCCGGGCATCCTTGATACTCAGATTTCCTGCGCAAAAATTGACGCCCTTCATGCGACCTACGCGGCCTCTCGTGAGTCGAAAGTGGCCGTGATGGTCCTGCTGTATGGCGGGACTCCTAAAGGCCATAAGGGCTTCACTGCGGCCCTTCTGGCCCGTAATGTCAACCCGCTGGACTGCCATGCCATCGCCCATGCCTACACGGAGCACGGAGCATCTATCGCCGACTTCGAGGAACTTGACCAGTGAAGGCAAGAGCACGGAGCATCAAGTTTAAGGTGGAAGGGCCTGTACAGCGTGAGCCTCGCAGGACGGCCATTGGCACCCGCTATGAGGTGGTAGGAGGTGGCATCAAGGAGCACGCATGGGGTCTCGGAATGGGTCCCTGTGGTCGTTATGTACACTCGCTGGAAGTATCGGTCACGCCAGAGCTTCTCACCATATCGCAGACCAGCTATCCGAGTGAGTTTTCTGCTGATGACCGCAAGGTTGAGCACTTTGTCTACAAGATGTCCGACGTTGTTGGTCGCGTTCGCATTGAGGCGCTTTAAAACCCTCACTGAAACAGAGAGTCTCCCTTTAAGGGACTTTAAGGTTACTCATTGAGTATATCTTTTAGTTATACCCCTTAAGTAAAAGCTCTTTAAGAACGCATAAGACCTCAACCAACGATACAGACAAGGAATTCTCCTACGTGACCGCTCAGATCGCCCCTCAGAAACACAATTTTGACGATGTGAAAACTTCATGGGCCTTCGAGACCCTGAAGAGCCTTTACGGTGAGGAACTCGCAGCGGCCCAACTGGCCCTTGAGCACGAGTCCCACGCCATCGGCGAAGCAAAGTTCAACAAGGCAATGAATCGTCAGATCGAACGCAACGAGTTCGCTGACTCTAACGTGGCCAAGCCGCTGGTAATGCTGCTGGTTCCGATGTTCGCCGCTGAAATGAACGCTTGGACCGCTCACCAGATGAACTCGGTACGCCGCAAGTCGGTGGCACTGAAGCACCTGCAAATGGTCTCGGCTGAGCGCATCGCTGCTATCACGATCAAGCTGACCATCAGCGAGGTCGCACGGCAGCACAACGAGCTGACCAACTTGGCAGTACGCATTGGCCGCTCGATTGAAGAAGAGGCACGCTTCGGTCGCATCCGTGACGAAGAGGCGAAGCACTTTCAGAAGCACATTCGTGAAGCACTGAACAAGCGCAATGGTCCGACCTACAAGCGCCAGTTCATGCTGGCAGTTGAAGAGAAGATGCTTGAAGCTGGCGAGCTGAAGGGATCGTGGCACGACTGGGAGTCGGACTCTGGCTCTGACGTTGCGTACCACATCGGCGCCCGTTGCATCGAGGTCCTGATGAAGTCTACCGGACTCGTTGAGCTGGACCGCCGCAACGCTGGGAACAAGGCCGAGGACTGCCAATACGTGGTCCTTGCGCCTCAGTGGGTCGACCAGTTGAACGCACGGGCCTTCTCGCTCGCTGGGATCAACACGCACCATCAGCCGATGATCGTACCGCCCCGCCCTTGGACCAAGCCTGTAGGTGGAGGTTACTGGGGCAAGGGACGCAGACCTACACGGTTCATCAGGACGTACACAAAGGCCGCTCTTGAGCGTTACCGCGACGTGGACATGCCTGAGGTCTATTCGGCAGTGAACATCGCCCAGAACGCACCATGGGCGGTCAACAAGAAGGTCCTTGAGGTCGCCGATAAGCTGATCAACTGGGACCACGTCAAGGTCAAGAAGTGGCCTGAGGCCGTGAAGGCTGAACTGCCTGTCAAGCCTGACGACATTGACACGAACCCTGAGGCCCTCAAGGAGTGGAAGAAGGGCGCGGCTGGCGTGTATCGGCATGAGGCGGCTCGGATCTCGCGTAGGTTGGTCCTTGAGTCGACCCTTGAGACAGCCAGAAAGTTCGCTGACTTCGAGGCGATTTACTTCCCGATGAACATGGACTGGCGCGGAAGGGTCTACTGCCTGCCCTCGTTTAGTCCCCAAGGGAACGACCTGACAAAGGGTCTACTACAGGCCTCGCAAGGGGAACCTGTGGGAAAAGATGGCATCAAGTGGCTGATGATCCACGGTGCCAATACCGCTGGCGTAGATAAGGTTCCTTTCGATGAACGGCAACAATGGGTTCGAGACAACACAGACTGCATCCTCCGTTGCGCTGAAGACCCACTTCAGAACACAGAATGGATGTCAATGGATTCTCCCTTTTGCTTCCTTGCCTTCTGTTTTGAGTGGGCTGGAGTCTGCGCGAATGGTGAGAAACACGTATCAGCCCTGCCTATCGCTTTTGACGGAAGTTGCTCGGGAATTCAGCACTTTTCTGCGATGCTTCGAGATGAGACAGGTGGACGAGCCGTTAACCTTCTACCCTCAAGCTCCGTGCAGGATATCTATCGACTGGTCTCCGATGGAGTTAACGATACACTTCGATGCCACGTTGTTAACGGTGCAGATGACTCCACGGAGACTCTCGTCTGTGAGAAAACTGGCGAGATCACCGAGCGGAGAGTTCTCGGAACTCGAACCTTGGCTGCTCAGTGGCTTGCTCACGGGGTTGATCGCAGCGTCACAAAAAGGTCAGTGATGACCCTTGCGTACGGGTCCAAGGAGTTCGGATTCACGGATCAGGTTCGCGACGACATCATTCAGCCAGCAGTTGACGCAGGGTCGACTAACTTCCCTCAGGCTCAGCAAGCGGCTCGCTACATGGCAAAGCTCATCTGGGACTCTGTAGGTAAAACCGTGGTCGCCGCTGTGGAGGCCATGGAGTGGCTCCAAAAGTCAGCCAAGTTGCTGGCCGCTGAAGTCAAGACCAAGAAGACCAAGAAGAACCCTGAAGTCGAAGTCATCAAGCCCGCCATGCCGGTCTATTGGGTGACCCCTGATGGATTCCCGGTGTGGCAAGAGTACAAGGTTCAGTCGGGTCGCCGCATCGACATGGTTATCTTGGGTGACGTGCGCTTGCAGATCACCGTAAAGAGCAGCTCGAAGGACGACAAGATTGACGCGAGGAAGCAAGAGTCGGGCATTTCGCCTAACTTCGTGCATAGCCTTGACGGTTCGCACCTTCGCAAGACCGTGGTTCACACCCATGACAAGTACGGCGTGACGTTCTTCGCGCTGATCCATGATTCATTCGGGACCATTCCGGCCCGTGCTGGGTGCCTCTTCCGGGGCGTACGTGAGACCTTCGTGGACACGTACCATGAGCAAGACATCCTCGGTGACTTCCGAGAGCAATTCATCGACCAGCTTCACGAGTCACAGATGGAGAAGATGCCCGCGCTGCCCCGTAAAGGGGACCTACAGATCCGCGAGATCCTCAAGTCCGAATTCGCATTCGCATAACAGCCAACAAATACCCTCACTGAAACAGGGTGGCCACGAAGGTCGCCCAGTCAGGCCCATTATGGAGATTCAAATGCAAGTTTCTGTTCGCCCGGCCCGTATCCAGTCCCGCAAACCTCGACTGTCTGAGACCCAAGGGGCCAGCACGTTGTTTGCCGGTAAGACTGACTTCGAGGTCGGCCAAGAGCGCCGCCGTAAGGATCACAAGCCAAAGCGTCATCCACGCACCGAGTGGGAATATCCGCACCACAAGACGAACATCGGGGCCGAGAAAGGCCGCTACATGGGAGAAGAGCTTTGAGCCTGCGACCGGACCTTAGGGTCGACGTTTGGTATAACTCCATGGAGCGCGCACTGAAAGCGCAGGTCACGGAGCGTGGCTCTTATCGGTGCCTCACGGTGGTATTCAATACCGACCGGCTGGATCAGCCAGTAGAGTCCCTCGATTTCCATCGTGGAGTCCTTGAGGGTCTCGTGAAGAAACACGGTGACACCTTCAACTGGCTGTTCATCGGACTTGGCCCTACGCCGCCCGGTCAGTGCCCGCCAGCGATTTGCTTTGAGATCCTCAAGGCAACTACCCAGTACCTTTTGGAGACCAACTGATGGCCGTTGCACAAGTTATTCTGAAAACCAACCCACACCGCCCGGTAGACTTCAAGGAGTCCTCGGTGGAAAAGGTCATCGACTCATCCGGTAACGTCAACGTCGAAGTCAAAGCCGATGGCTGCCAGTTGAACATGGTGGTCATGCCTGCGCCTCAGGACCCTCTCGCTTGGACGGTCTCCTTCCTGAGCCGTGAAGGCAAGGCGTTCAATGGTCTGGACGGCCTCGGTGCAGCGCTGAGCTGCGATGCCCGCTGGGCCAAGTTCTTCAACCCGCACTTGGATGCTGGCCTGTTCCGTGAGAACGGCGGGTTCTTGCTGCAAGCTGAGATCCTGACCCTCGATGAGACCGGTAAGCCTAAGGTCTGCGCCGAGATCGCTGGTGACCTGCGCCGCATGGAGCCGATCCCGCTGGACCGCATCAAGATCATTGGCTTCGACCTGATCCCGCTGGATGCTGTACTGGCTGGCGGTGACTACGAGGTCTTCCAAGAGGTCCGCCGAGGGCACCTTGAGGTCCAGATCGAAGCACTGAAGTCTCGCTTCCCTGAGATCAACTGGGGAATCATCAGCACTGTACCGGCCTTCTCGCTGGCTGGCTTGGCGAACGTCTATGAAGACTTCCGAAAGCGTGGCTATGAAGGTGGTGTCGCTAAGGACCCTCTCGGCTACTGGAAGCGCGGTAAGAAGACCGGCCAGTGGAAAGTCAAGCCTGATGATGAGTGCGATGGGGTAGTTACGGGCCTCATGTGGGGCACGCCCGGTCTCTCCAATGATGGGCTGGTGATTGGCTTTACGGTCCTCACGGAGCATGGCGTTGAAGTCGAAGCAGGCGGTATCACCGATGCCCAGAAGGACGAGTTCACCACCGCTGTTCGGATCGCCTCCGAGATGGCCTATGGTGCCGAACAGTTCCCGCTGGGTCCTCAAGGCGGTATCAGCGATGACCTGCAAGGCGACACTGTGAACCCTTACGAGGGCCACGCCGTCAAGATCACCTACATGGAACGCCTGCCGTCCGGGTCGTATCGTCACCCATCGTTCGACAGCTTCCGTGGCATCACCGACCCACGCATCAAGGAGTAACCGCAATGCGTTGCACGCCTCTGGATGTACCGCGCCTCTGTTTCGTATGTCGTCAAGGACTGGCGGGCCAATGTGCCTGCTGGCTCACAGCTTAAGGAGTTCCACCATGTCTACCACCTTCGTCATCTGCTTCGCGTTCGCTTGCCTCATCGCTGGGGTCTGGTTTGGGTTTCACTGCAACAAGGACATCCGAAAGGAGGCCCGACAGAAACGTGAAGCTGCCGAAAGGGCCGCTGCTGAAGAGGCCCGCCGTGGCCGCGAGATCAACGACCGGAACGTCATGCGGAACGAGGTCATCGGCATCTTCGGTGACCTCGTTGCCAACCCTGATATGCTCCGAGGGTCCAGCCCGACAGGCCGCAACGATGCCCTACGGCGGTTCCTGATCGCTCACACCGGACTCCGTGAGTACGCCGCACGTATCCGCTTCATCGAAGAGGCGCAGCGAGCAGCCGGTAAGGAACGCCGCGACATCCTGAGCAACCAGAAGGACATCCAAAAGGCCCTGCAACTGTGGCAACCAGTTGACTTAGTGTTATAAAGTAACATAACAGCCCTGCTGACTTCGGTCGGTGGGGCTTTTTTCGTCCAAAATAAAGGAGCTTGACATGCCTATCAAACTTGTGCTTATCCCGCTGGCGATCATCTACGCCACTATTCTCTGGTACGCCTTGGGCGGTCCATCGGATGAGCGTCCTGACATCTAAAACCCTCACTGAAACAGGGACGTACCCTGAAACCTGAATCATCACAAAAGGAGACTGCTTCCGATGACCCGAATTATCGCCCTGACCTCAGTACGTGGTCGCAGCGGCAAAGACACCCTGATCGAGCAGCTCAAGGCTCGTGGCCTCGAAGTCGCCCGTGTGGCCTTTGGGGACATCCTGAAGGAAGAGTGCGCCAAGGAACTACAGAGCTGGAAGGTCCCCTTTGAGACCCTCGTCCAGTGGTTCCATTCGGACACCAAAGACCAACTGCTCGGCGATCTTGCGATCTCGCAGATCCCTGATGGCCCATACCGGCAATGGCTGATGTTCACTGCGGACCGTAATGAGGACCCTAAGTGGATGGAGTCGCCGCGAAGCCCTCGATGGCACCTTCAGAAGTACGGCACCGACTACCGCCGCAACCACTTGGCGAACCCTAATGTCTGGCTCAACGCTGGCTTAGAGAACATCGAGGGTCTGGCGCTGGCCGGGGCCAAGTTGATCGTGGTCACCGACCTGCGTCAGCGAAATGAATACCAAGCCCTTGCGGACCTGAGCGGCGTCCTGTGGACCAGCCCAGCGGGAAGCGCAAAGGTCGACGCTGTAAAGGCTGTCCGTATGCAGCGCCTGTGGTTCGTACCGGGCGTGGATGACGCTGAGTATCACGTCACCGACTTGGACCTGATCGGCTTCTATATGAACGCCGTAGTACTCAACCAATGGGGCCATCCAGATGCGATGGTTGAACAACTCTACCAACAAGGAGTGTTGCCGCGATGAACCCGCTCAACTTGCTGAAACAGAAAATGAAACTCTTCAAGGCCGAGGTGCATGGCCAGTGGGTCCCTGTATGGGCGCGCAACGTCGATGAGGCCCTTGAGGCTGCCGAGCTGGAGTATGGCCCGGAGAACGTTGGCCGTGTGCGTCAGGAGGTGACCCATGGCTAAGGTGTATCGTGATCGCCTCGGTAACGAGCTGAAGGTCGGCCAGACTGTGGCCTATCCAGATAGCACTTCGCTGCTCGGCGTGGACACCATCAAGTCCATCGGTCCCAAGCAGGTGACCTTGGCGGAACACTCGTGGGGCGGCTTCACACGTCGCCACCATTACCAAGTGATCGTCATCAAGGAGGTGGCCCAATGAGCAAGTTCAGTAGCTTCAATCTGGCCGCTGGGTTCAACGCCGTGCTGTCCCACTTGAACGCCGAAGAGAACGAAATGGCCGCTGAGTTCATGGAGGTACTGAAAGACGCCCAGAAGGATGTAGCCCACCTGAACACTCTTCAGAACCGTGGCGTGGACAACTGGGATGGCTATGTTGGTCCCGGCTGCGAGTCGTGCCCTGAGTGTGGTGATGATGTTGACGAGACCGAGTTCGGGCCGAATGGCGTATGTCTCGACTGTGAACATGGCGAAGGAGGTGACCAATGAACCGCGCCCAAGGTGGCACCCGTTCGTTGCCTGATGGCTTCCTGCACATCCAGAACTTCACCGTGACAAAAGCGTCCGGCATGGCTGGGTGCGTGTGGGCGTACATCCTCACTGAGGCCCAGCGAGAAATCGTTGAGTTGGTCCTCGTGGAGCGTGCAGAGTCCCGTGAGGCTCATAAGGGCTTCCCAGAAGGCACCCTCGTGCACCTCAAGCACGATCACTTCCGGTTCCGTAAGGACTTCCTGAAGGGCAACTTCCGGTCTGTAGTCCACGAGGTCACCAAAGCGATGCACACGCCGGTCATTGAGAACTTCAAGACCAAACTGTTCGCCGAGCGCGAATCACTTTAAAACCCTCACTGAAACAGGGACCTAACGGTCTCTGATTGAACCTAAACGAATTGACTTAAGGAGTCCTTTATGGCTGCGAAGAAACAACTGTTCACTACTCCACTGGGTATCGCTGCCCCTTACGCCTCCCTGCAAAAGCCGGACTTCGGTAATGACCAGTTCCCTCAGCCCCGTGGCGAGTACAAGGTCAACCTGATCGTGCCCATGAAGCAAGCCGCGCCGCTGATCGCTAAGCTTCAGAAGATCGCCGATGACTCTTACGCGGAGATGGTCGCCGAGAACGAAGCGAACCCGCCGAAGGTCGCCGCTGGTAAACGCCCCGTGCCCGTTCGTCAAGGCGATATGCCGTGGTTCGAGGATGGGAACGGCAACGTCGTGTTCAAGTTCAAGTGCTACGCCTCCTATGAGAAGGACGGCGAGAAGCGTGAGATCAACCTGAAGGTTGCGAACTCGATGGGCAAGAAGCTCGACGTTGTTCCGAACATCTCGGGCGGCTCCGAGTTGAAAGTCCGATTCAGCGTATTCCCGTACAAGTGGAACACTGCTGTCGGCGCCTCGATCAAGCTGCAACTGGATGGCGTCATGCTGGTCAAGCTGGTCGAATTCGGTGGCGACTCCGATGACTGGGGCGACGAAGTGGTTGAAGGCGGTTACGAAGGCGATGAGTACAGCGCTGGTGAGTTCAGCGAAGAGCCGCCTGAGCACCATGACGAAGGCCCGGCCACTGACGACGACTTCTGATGGCTGGCCGGTACGCCGGTCCACGCAATGCCCGCACTGGTATTTATCGGTCGGGCCTTGAAGAGCGCATCGTGGCCCACTGCAAGAAACTCGGAGTCGAACCCGGCTTTGAGACCCATTACGTCAACTACGTGGTGCCCGAAAGGAGCGCCAAGTACAACCCGGATATCTTCCTGCCAAACGGAATCATCGTGGAAGCTAAGGGCATCTTCGACACTGAAGACCGCCAGAAGCAGCTACTGGTCCGTGAGCAATACCCGATGCTTGACATCCGAATGGTCTTCAGCTCATCCAAGAGCAAGATCTACTCGGGGTCAAAGACATCGTACGGTGACTGGTGCGAAAAGCACGGCATCCTCTACGCAGACAAGCTGATTCCGGCCAGTTGGCTCAAAGAACCCAGAAAGGAGATCCCGAAAGGTGTCCTGATCGCAAAGTAAGGAGACCTTATGGCTCGTCAAGTAGCATTCAAGAAGCGAAGTGAGACCAATCTTCTCGTGGTCCACTGCGCCGCAACTAAGCCAACTATGGACATCGGTCGTAAAGAGATCCAGATGTGGCACGTACAGCAGGGGTGGCTTGCCATCGGTTATCACTTTGTGATCCGCCGTAATGGTTCCATTGAAGAGGGCAGACCACACGATGCCGTTGGGTCGCACGTAAAGGGCCGCAACCATGACACGCTCGGTATCTGCCTCGTGGGCGGTATCGACGCGAAAGGTGCGCCGGAAGACAACTTCACTGCTGAACAAAAAGTTTCCCTCGACGCCCTGCTCTGGAAAATGACCAGTGGCGCTGACTTCGATGGCGCATACGCGAACCTTCCTGTCTGTGGTCATCGTGATCTCGACTCGGGTAAGGCGTGCCCTTCGTTTGACGCCAAGGCGTGGTGGAAGAGCCGCGTGGTGGATCGTTAAAACCCTCACTGAAACAGGACTACTCCGTTGGCATTTAACCAAAGGTGCGAGGGTCCTGCTTCCAAAACCGTAAGACTCATATGGAGACTACTTCCGATGTCTGTAAATCGTTCCCAAGTTATCGCAGCCCTCGCGGTTGCTCAAGCACTTTCCGACCATGGGTTCAGCGTGATCGTCGCAGGCGGGTTCTGCCGTGACGTGTACTTTGGCGAGGTCCCCAAGGACATCGACATCGTGGTAGCTGCTGGTTCCATTCACGACGACCCCGCCGAGGCCCATGCGATCCTCTCTGATGTCCTGAAGCAGCAGCAGGTCGACTTCCTCGGCTTCCGCATGTACACCGAAGGCAAGTCTGATCGCCTCGTGGGCGGCTTCAAATGCACTGGCAACCTTGACGTGGTTCTGTACGATGTCGACTCGGCAACTGACGCCGTCGATGCGTTTGACTTCAACCTCAACCAGTTCGTTATGATGCGGACGGGCGACTACGATTCGGCCTACGTGGTTTATGCGGGCGATACTTCGTTCCACGAGCTGGTTCCGATCCGCGAGGATTACTCGACTGAGCGCTTCGGCAAGATGCGCGAGAAGTTCGTCAACCTGACCTGTCGGTTCCCTGAAGGTCAAGGCCCTGCCCGTGTGCTCCTGAGTGACGCCGAGCTGGCGCCTGAGGCCTGACCTATGGAGGGTCGTGAAGATGGCGAAGAGTCCACTCTGCTCCACAAAGGTCCCTGCGAGTTCTGCGGGTCATCTGACGCACGTGCTGTCTACTCTGATGCCCACACATTCTGTTTTGCATGTACTCCTGAGGATGCGTGGAAGGCGGGTGATGGGTACGAAGGCGATGGCGCGAAAGGGCGTCCAACTGGGTCCCGTGCAGAAGGCTGCCTATCGTTTAGCGAGAAGTCAGGCCGTTACTCTGCCCTTCCCAAGCGTGGTATCCAAGAGAACATCTGCAAGCAGTACGGCTACTGGTTAGGGACCCTCAAGGGCACCACGCACCAGATCGCCAACTACTACGGAGACGATGGGTCCATTGTGGCTCAGAAGGTCCGTAACGCCTCCAAAGAGTTCTTCATTGCCGGCACGATGCCCAAGGACGCACTCTTTGGTAAGCACCTGTGGAGTGGCGGTAAGAAACTGGTGATCACTGAAGGCGAGATCGACTGCCTGACCGTGGCCCAGTTGCAGGGCGGGAAGTATCCAGTAGTGTCAATCCCAAGGGGCGCAAAGGATGCGAAGAAGACCCTTGCGGCCAACATGGATTGGCTCGGTGGGTTCCAAGAGATCATCCTGATGTTCGACATGGACAAGGATGGCCGTGACGCTGCAATGGAATGCGCTGAGATCCTGCCTCCGGGCAAGGTCTACATTGCGAAGCTGCCGCTCAAGGACGCTAACGCCTGCATCATGGATGGCCAGAGCAACGCTGTGATCGACCAGATATGGAACGCTGAGAAGTTCGTCCCTGATGGTGTGGTCAACATGCGCATGCTGCGTGAACGTATCCGCAACCGTAAGGCCGTCGAGCATCTCCCCTTCATTGCGCCGTTCAAGCTGCGCGAGATGATCATGGATGTCCGTCCCGGCGAGCTGGTCCTCGTGACCTCAGGCTCTGGGTCCGGTAAGTCCACCTTTGTGCGCCAAAACGTCCACAACTGGTTTGCCAAGGCTGGCGTTCCGGTGGGCGTTGCGATGCTCGAAGAGGCTGTCGAAGAGACCGTGCAGGACATCGTGGGTCTCCATATGGGCGCCCGTGTCCGCCAGAACCCTGATGGGTACTCTGAGGATGCCTTTTGGGCTGCATACGATGAGCTTGAGGCCCACGACAAGCTTCACCTATACGATGCCTTTGCTGCGTCCGCTGAGGATCGCCTGCTTGCCCGTATGGCCTATATGGCCGACGTTGAGGGCTGCCGGGTGATCGTGCTGGACCACATCAGCATCGTCGTGTCTGCCATGGATGGTGACGGTGATGAGCGCAAGATGATCGACCGTCTGATGACCAAGCTGAAGACCTTTGCGAAAGCTAAGGACGTCGTAATGGTTGTCATCTGCCACCTGAAGAACCCAGAGAAGGGCAAGCCCCACGAGGAAGGTCGAGCGATCACCATCACGGACCTCCGGGGCTCTGGTGGTCTGCGCCAGCTCAGTGACACGATCATTGCAGCCGAGCGTAACCAGCAATGCCCTATCAACTCTAACGTGATTCTGTTCCGGGTCCTTAAGTGCCGCTTCACAGGCGACACGGGTCCCGCTGGCTACATGCTTTACAACAAACGTACAGGCTTGCTTGAAGCAATGCCACTCAACTGGAAGCCAACGGAAGACGATGACGAAGCCTTTGAAGAGGAAGACGACTTCGTTCCGGGCGACATCCCTGACCACATGAAAGAAGGAGACTTTTAATGTCCAAGTTCTGCATCGTTGAAGCACTGATTGTTCTGGCTGGCAAGATCCAAGCGCGCCGTGTTGCTCGCCTTAAGGCCAAAGAGGAAGCCCTCAAGGCGACCATCAAGTACGCCACTGAGGCTCTGATCGAGACCCAGAAGGAGCGCGTCAACGCCTACGTCAAGCAGGTGCGCGTTACTGGTGCCTGAGTGAAGTGACCTAAGGGGGTTCCGCATGGAGTCCCTTTTAGTCAACTCACATAGGCAGGAGGTTACATCGTGGCTATTGCCTCAGACATCGAGGCTAATGGCCTCTTAGATCATCCCGATCTTACGTTCCACTGCGGGGTCACGGAGGACCTCTATACCGGTGAGGTGATCGACTACCGACCCGGTGACGTACTGAAGTACATCAAGGCCCTTGAGGCCGAAGCGGCCAAACCGGACGGCTGCATTATCTTCCACAACGGGATCAAGTACGACGCCCCGGCCCTCGACAAGATCAAGCGCAAGCTGACCGGTAAGCGCCTGAACATTCCCCGTCAGAAGATCATCGACACTCTGGTGCTGAGCCGTCTTCTGCATGCGAACCTCAAAGCCACCGACTCGGCGCTACTCCGTAAGGGCATCCTTCCGGGTTCCCGTTACGCCTCGCACTCATTGGAGGCGTGGGGCTATCGTCTCGGTGAAATGAAGGGCGAGTACAAGGACGACTTTAAGAAGGACCTCGCGGCCCGTGGCATCCCTTACGTGGACGGCATGGAGTGGGCTGAGTTCAACGAACCGATGATGGTCTACTGCCGTCAGGACGTTAAGGTCACCGTCAAGCTGTTCCGCAAGTTCAGTGCCGACAAGTTCTATTTCGACCAAGCCGGTAATGGCATCCGAGCCGTTCGGCTTGAGCACGATGCAGCGTGGACACTTGCGCAGCAGGAGCGTAATGGCTTTCCGTTCAACAAGGTGGCCGCTCAGAAGCTCTACGGTGTCCTCTGTGCGGAACGACAAGACATGCTGGTCAAGCTCCAGCAGACTTTCGGGTCGTGGTATGAGCCGAAGGGCGGCAAGGAGCCGTTTCTGCATCCAAAGACCGGTAAGGTCCTCGCCAAGTACGCGATGGTCAAGACCGCCAAGGCTGGCAGTGCTGACTACAACGCAGACGGGAAGACTCTCGCAAAGGGTCCTTACGTCAAGGGCTGCCAGTACACGCCTGTCGAGCACGTTGTGTTCTCCCCTACGTCACGCCCGAACATCATCAAGGTCCTCAAGGACGCCGGTTGGGAACCCACTGAGTTCACCGACAAGGGCGCCCCGATTGTGGACGATGAGACCCTTGAAGGGGTCCGAGTGGGCGACCCTGAGAAGCAGCACTGCATCAGCCTGATCCAGCGTTACCTAATGATCCAGAAACGGATTGGCCAGTTGGCTGAAGGTGACAAGGCGTGGCTGAAGTACTGCGAGACTGACACCGGGTTCATCCACGGCGCGATCAATCCGAATGGTGCTGGCACTGGCCGAGCAACACACAGCCACCCGAACATGGGTCAGGTTCCCTCCGCCAAGAGCGAGTTCGGACCAGAGTGCCGCGAGCTGTTTGGTGCCGCATTTGCTGCACACCTGCCCGGATGGGAGAAGGTTGTCCAAGTGGGTCGAGATGCGTCCGGCCTTGAGCTGCGAATGCTTGGCCACTTTGGTGCGAAGTTCGATGAGGGTGCCTACGTTGAGCAGGTACTCAACGGTGATGTCCACTGGGCGAACGCCGTAGCCGCTGGTATCGCTGATAACGTGCCCCGTGACAAGGGTAATAAGACCCACGACGAGTGGCGAGATAACGCGAAGACCTTCATCTATGCATTCCTGTATGGCGCAGGTAACGCGAAGATCGGCCAGATTGTGGGCGGTGGCGCAGAGCGCGGTAAGAAGCTGAAGAAGGACTTCCTTGAGAACACCCCAGTTATCTCGGCGCTCGCTGAGTCCCTAACTGCGGCTCTTGTTGAGTCCCAGAAGTGGAACAACGTGACCAAGAAGTTCGACATCAAGTGGAAGCGGAAGTGGATCAAGGGCCTTGATGGTCGCGTAGTCCATGTTCGGTCACCTCACAGTGCCTTGAACTTCTTGCTTCAAGGTGCCGGTGCAATTATCTGCAAGGCGTGGGTAGTTGAAACCGAAAGGCTCCTGATGGAACAGGGGCTGCATCATGGTTGGTACAAGGAAGATGGTTCGCCGGGTGACTTCTGCTTCATGGCATGGGTCCACGATGAACTTCAGATCGCCGCAAGGAACCCAGAGATCGCCGAACTTGTTCACGCTGCGTGTCAACAAGCAATTCGCAACGTGGGCGAAGAGTTCAACATCAGGTGTCAGTTAGACACCGAGGGCCATACCGGTCCAACTTGGCGCGAATGCCACTAACATAAGGAGACCTAAATGTCGAAGACTATCCGCGTCCGCATCGAGACCACCGCCCGCATCGTCATCTCGAAGGAGACCGAAGTGGCCGTGTTGGCTGAACGTGCGAAGCTGCTGGTAATGAAGGAGCGGTACCCAGAGAAGTACGCTGAACTTAGCGGTTCCCGTAAGGCTCTTGTGGCTACCCTGCTGATCGACGATTTCAATATCGAGGACTTCGTGAAGACTTCGGTACGTGGCGGTATCCGCGAATTCACCCGTGAAGACCTGTGCCGCGAGTTCTCGCAGGAGGGCCTGAAGTTCGACCGCGCGCAAGCCAAGGTGACGTTCGAGTGAATGAATACTTGAACGTCCTGTGGGCGATCAAGAAGCAGGCTCAAAGTTACCAGTCGGACTATGTACGCAAGCACATTCGACTGGTCAACGAGGCTTCATCGCGTGACCACATTTCCTGTCTGAGTACAGCGGGTAAAAACATGGGCTATTGGTCGTTGACGACCGCTGGCCAACAATTCCTTAGTGAACATGGAGGTGCAGTTTGAGCAAGCCTTTAATCATCGGGCTTGCCCTTGACATGGACTACCTGATCTTCTCGGCGATGTCTGCCAGTGAGTCCGAAATGGACTGGGGCGACGACGTGTGGACCCTTGAGTGCGACCATAAACAAGCACGGTCGATCATGTACGGGACCATCAAGCAACTCAAGAAGGAGATCGCCAAGCAACTCGAAGCGAAGTATCCGAAGCTCAAGGCGCCCGGTGCGTATGAGTTCAAGGACATCTGCGTGATCTCCGGAAAGGGTAACTTCCGCATGGACATCTTGGAGACCTACAAGGGCAACCGGGTGGCCAAGCGTAAGCCTGTGGGTTACCCGGCGTTCTGCGAGTCCACCATGGAGCACTACGAGGGCCAAGGGGTCGACAATGCGTTCCGCTGGAACGGCGTTGAGGGTGACGATGTGATCGGCATCCTGATGACCAAGCCTGAGATGGCCGGGTGTGATCGCGTGATAGGCGTGAGCTGCGACAAGGACTTCAACACGATCCCCGGTGACTTCTTCTGGATCACCAAAATGGAGCTGGTCCGTAACAGCCTTGAGGACGCCGATAAGTGGCACATGCGGCAGACCCTTATGGGTGACACCACGGACGGCTACGGAGGCGTTCCGGGCGTAGGTGAGGCCTTTGAGGGCTGCCTGATGAAGTGGCTGGACGCCCCCAAGATATACGAGCAGTACGAGCATGAGTTCCTTCGAGGCCCCCGTAAGGGCCAGACCGAGACCCGTGTGCGCTCTTTAGAGCTGGGCGAGAACACCAATGGCCTTTCCCTATGGGACTGCATGGTGACCTTGGCTCAGTCTCAGGGTATGTCCGAAGAGGACCTCTTAGTGCAAGCCCGTGTTGCTCGCATCTTGCGGGCATCTGACTGGGACTTCCAGAAACAGGAGCCGATCCTGTTCGTTCCACGGTAATACAACCGCTGTAGGTCCTTGGAGGGAATTAAAAGCCCTCACTAAAACAGGGACCTATGGGGTTTTTACCTTATATACCTTAAGTCCAACGTAAAGGGAGGCTCCAATGCTGAGTCAAATTCAACACTACATTGACAAACCCGATGACATTCCTGACATCCCACGGGCCTCCGCTGAGTACCTTAAGGTTCGCCTCAATGCCTCCTATCTGGAGCGCACTGGGGTCCTTGATGACCTTCAGCGTCAAGGTTGGTCGGAGGGGAAGATCCTCGGGTTCATTCAGGGATGTGCAGCGGTGACTGAAATCATCGAACTCATGCAGTCCCCTGAACGATACGAACAGGAGGGCGAGTAAGTATGTGTTTTGCATCAAAGACCAAGATCCCTAAGCCTCAGCCTCAACAACTTCAGGCGCCTGAGCCAATGCTCCTTGAGCCGCCTAAAGGGGTCGAAGTGGGCGATGGTGCGGACGACCAGACGGACAAACCGGAGAACGCCTCTAAGGGGATCGCTTCGTTGACCATCGACAAACCTAAAGGCGATGGGTCCCAGAAGGTCACCTCTACGGACACCGGAGCGTCCAAGCCGAAAGGGTCACCTATCAAGCGGGCACTACGTCGGTGAGCTGGACCTATGAGACCACCTTGAACGTTGACCTGTGCAAGGAAGGCGACCGTACTGCATTCCGTGAGCGCCTTGACGAGATCATTGCGCGCCTACCTGAGCTGACCTATCAGTCCTCACACCGAGAGGCCCACAAGCGCATCTGTGCAGCTACAGAGGGACTTGACGCATGGATTGAGATCACGGTCCGCAATTCGCACGGGGGCCTCGACGGTTTCGCGATCCTCGTTGAGGACCATGATGATCACGTCGGTCCCTGCATGGGCGTTCAGTGGTTCTGGTCGAGCGGAGTCCAAGGGGTCACCCGGAAGATGCACCGTAAGGCCCGTGAACTGGCCCGTGAAAACGGCTTCAAGGTCATGGCGTTCACACACAGGCGCGCCGAAGGCCGCTATGAAATCAACTACGTGAAAGTTTAGGGAGGCCCAATGGGTAAGAAGGTCAAGAAGCTTGTAAAGAAAGTGACCAAGACGGTCGCCAAGGTTGGCAGCCTCGGTGCTGTAGGTGGCGGCAAGGCTCCACCAATGGAAGCCCCGGCCACTCAGATGCTCGCCCAGAACGAGACGCCCAAGGATGAGGCGACTGAAGAGATCGACAAGGACACCGAAGCGGCCCGTAAGGCTGCGAAACGCGGTGGCAAACAGGGCCTTAGCGTGGCCCGTGCTGGTGGCAGCGGTCTGAACATTTGACAGTCTTAGTCCGCTTTCTCTCGAAGATTCGAGTTTCAGAATCCGGGTGCTGGTTGTGGACAGCGAGCAAGCTCAAGGCTGGCTATGGTCTTATCTGGCATCAGAACAAGTTGCAGATGGCTCACAGAGTTGCGCACCACCTTACGACCGGTGAGTCTCCTGAGGTGGTGATGCACTCGTGTGATAACCCGTCATGCGTAAACCCTGAACACTTACGTGGCGGGACCCAGCAGGAGAACATTGCGGACCGCGATGCAAAGGGCCGTCGTTCACGTAACCAACATGGAGGCGTGAATTATGGCAGAAGCCCGTAAGGGTCTCGCCGAGGAAGGCGCTAAGGCTGCCTATGACCGTTTGAAGACCGACCGTTCAGCCTATGAGACTCGCGCTCAGAACTGCGCCAAGGTCACCATTCCAAGTCTGTTCCCGGCTGAGTCCGACAATAGTTCAACCAACTACAACACGCCTTATCAGGCAGTTGGCGCCCGTGGGGTCAACAACCTCGCAGCGAAAGTTCACCTCGCGCTCTTCCCTCTTGAGCCGTGGATGAAGCTGAAGGTCTCCGAATGGCAAGCCAAGCAATTGCTGGGCAGCGCCGATGACCTCGCAGCAGTAGAAGCCGGCCTCTCGATGGTCGAGCGCATAATGATGTCCTACATGGAATCGAACAGCTACCGAACGACCCTGCATGAGCTGATCAGACAGCTTGTTATTGCTGGGGCCGCGCTGCTGTATTTGCCTCCACCAGACGGTGCCTCTACGGGGTCCCCGATGAAGCTCTATACGCTGCACAACCACTGCGTCCAACGTGACGCCTTCGGTAACGTGCTGCAAGTCATTACGCTCGACAAGGTGGCCTATGCGGCCCTTCCAGAGGACGTAAGGACCAAGCTCGATGGGGACCGCAAGCCTGACGAAGAGGTCGAGGTTTATACCCAGTGCTACCTTGACGACGAGTCGGGCGACTACCTGAGCTATCAGGAAGTGGACGGCGAAGAGATCGAAGGCACTGACGGCTCCTATCCTGTAGGGGCAATGCCGTGGATCGCTGTGCGCTGGACGAAGCGAGACGGTGAGCATTATGGCCGTAGCCACGTAGAAGAGTACCTCGGCGACCTAAACACCCTTGAGTCCCTCTCGGAGGCCATGGTCAAGTTCAGCCTGATCGCTTCCAAAGTGGTCGGCATTGTGAACCCTAACGGGGTAACTCAGGTCCGCCGCTTGACCAAAGCGAACACTGGCGATTTCGTTCCGGGCCGTATCGACGACGTGAAGTTCCTTCAGCTCGAAAAGACTGCTGACTTCACCGTTGCCAAGAGTGTGGCTGACCAGATCGAAGCGCGCCTCTCGTATGTCTTCATGCTCAACTCTGCCGTGCAACGTGGTGGCGAGCGTGTGACAGCCGAAGAGATCCGTTATGTCGCCCGTGAGCTGGAAGATACGCTCGGCGGGGTCTACTCGATCCTTGCCCAAGAGCTTCAGCTTCCAATCGTTCGGGTCCTCTTGAGTCAACTGCAAGCGACCCAGCAAATCCCAGACCTGCCACAAGAGGCCGTTGAGCCAACTGTAAGCACTGGTAGCGAAGCGCTGGGCCGTGGTCAGGACCTCGACAAGATGACTCAGTTCTTGCAAGCCATGCAGCTCGTGGCACCGCTGGAGCAAGACGGCGACCTCAACGCGAAGACCATCAAGATCCGACTGGCTCAGGCCATTGGTATTGACATGACGAACATCATCCTCACCGAGGGCGAGAAGGCGGAACGTCAAGCACAGATGATGGCACAGACTGGTGGCGAGAATCTCGCTGCTTCTGCTGGTGCAGGTATGGGCGCAATGGCAACCGCATCCCCTGAGATGATGGCTGCCGCTGCGGACACTGCTGGTATCGACGCTGGCCAATAAAAACCCTCACTGAAACAGGGACCTACGGGTCTCTTTAACTTCATCCTTTAAGGAGACCCTATGTTCGCAAAACTCGCAATGTTGACCCTCGGTGCCGCTTTGTTCCGTAGCAATGATCAAGCCTCCGTCTACGCCTCCTTTGGCGTTAACTCTGCGGTCCTGTCCGGTGACAACATCGAAGAACACCGCCAGTCCATGCTGTCCGCTGACGTTGATGTCCGTGACGGCGATGACGCGATCATCCTGCAAGACGACAATGAGTCGGGCGTGGTGGTCACTGACCGTGTGAACGACGAACTCAACACTGAGGATCGCATTGAGATCCAGATTCCTGATGGCCCTGAAGAGGTCCAGACGGAAAATCAGGAGAACAGTGAAGAGTCCCAGCCCGACGAACAGGAAGGTGACCTCGGCGAGCAACTGGGCGATGCGCCTGACGACCTCGTTAAGGCGACCTCTCAGATCGCAGAGTACGCCAGCGGCTTGCAGGAAATGAAGGAGCAGGCGATTGCCAACGGCCTGACCCCTGAAGCAGCGGCGAAGATCGAAGCGGAATACGAAGAGAACTCGGAGCTGTCCGCCGAGTCCCTTAAGGCTCTTGAAGATGCGGGCTTTAAGCCTGCGTTCGTGAAGTCCTTCCTGCAAGGCCAAGAGTCTATCGCTTCGGCCTACGTCAGCCAGATCATCCAGTACGCTGGCGGGCAGGCCCAATGGGACACCCTGATCGGCCACCTTCATTCCAACTCCCCGGAGACCGTTGAGGTCCTTGAGGACGCGATGAACCGTCAGGACCTGAAGGCCGTTAAGGCGACCATCAATCTCGCCAAGGCAAGCCACAAAGCCAAGTTCGGTGCCGCTCCGGCCCGTAACGTTGCCGCTAAGGCCCCCGCTGTAGCCGCTAAGCCAGCGCAGCAGACCCAGACCGAGGCCTTCAAGTCCTCCGATGAAATGGTCAAGGCGATGTCTGACCGCCGCTATGCAACCGACCCGGCGTATCGCGCTCAAGTGCGGGCCAAAGTCGCCGCAATGTGACCTCGGGTCACCCATACAAAAACCCTCACTAAAACAGGGAGAGACCTTAACGGTGCTCTTCCTGAACCCCTTTCGTCCCACATAAGGAGACTTACTCATATGGCAACTATCAACAACGGCACTCAGCAGGGTAAAGACCAAGGCAAGGGCGTAAGCAATGCCGATAAGTTGGCCCTGTTCCTGAAGGTATTCGGCGGCGAAGTCCTGACCGCCTTCAAGCGCCGTGCCGTGACCATGGACAAACACATGGTCCGCACCATTACCTCCGGTAAGTCCGCCCAGTTCCCTGTCATGGGCCGCACCTCGGGCTTCTACCTGCAACCGGGTGAAGACATCGACGACAAGCAAGGTGACATCAAGTCGACCGAAAAGGTCATCACCATCGACGGCCTGCTGGTTGCCGCTGTAATGATCTTCGACATCGAGGATGCCATGAACCACTACGACGTGTCGAGCGAATACTCTGCACAGTTGGGTGAGGCTCTGGCGATCTCTGCTGACGGCGCCGTTCTGGCTGAAATGGCCAAACTGTGCAACCTGCCTGACGCATCGAACGAGAACATCGCGGGTCTGGGCACTGCCTCGATCCTGAACATCGGCGCTGCTGCTGACCTCGTTGACCCAGAAGCTCGCGGTAAAGCGATTCTGAAAGGCCTGACCTTGGGTCGTGCCAAGCTGACCAAGAACTACGTTCCGGCGTCCGACCGCTTCTTCTACACCTCGCCCGAAGACTACTCGGCGATTCTCTCGGCTCTGATGCCAAACGCTGCGAACTACGCTGCACTGATCGATCCAGAGACCGGCAACATTCGCAACGTCATGGGCTTCACCGTGATCGAAGTGCCGCATCTGACCGTTGGCGGTTCGGGTGACAACATCGCCGGTGACAACCGTAAGCACGCCTTCCCTGCAACTTCCAGCTCCACTGTCAAGGTCGCCACTGACAACCTGATCGGCTTGTTCAACCACCGTTCGGCGGTCGGCACCGTGAAGCTGAAGGACATGGCGTTGGAGCGCGCGCGTCGTGCCAACTACCAAGGTGACCAGATCATCGGCAAGTACGCAATGGGTCACGGCGGTCTGCGTCCTGAAGCAGCAGGCGCTCTGGTGTTCACAAAGGCCTGAGCATCGTTAGCGTGACTGGTGTAACCATTGCGCCGAAGACCTCTTCGGTAGCCATGGGCGCGACCCGTAACCTTAGCGCTACGGTCGCCCCAGTCGATGCAACGAATAAGGCGGTTACCTACACCTCCGGTAACCTCTCGATTGCCACTGTAAGCGCCTCTGGCGTGGTCACTCCGGTCTCTGCCGGTGCCACTACCATCACCGTTACGACTGTAGACGGCTCCTTCACGGATGTCTGCAACCTGACCGTGACCGCTTGATCCCAGCCCCTCGGGTCCCATAACGGGGCTTTGAGGGGTTTTTTTCGACTCTCATAAAGGAGGCGCCATGCGTTCCTATGAAGCAACCTTGGAGTCACCTGAAGAGCTGGCCGCTGTGAATGACATGCTGGCCGCTATCGGTGAATCCCCTGTGAACTCCCTTGAGGGGGACGCCAACGCTGACGTAGCGAACGCCCGGCGAATCCTCAACAACGTGAACCGTGAAGTTCAGGCACGAGGCTGGACCTTCAACATCATCGAAGGCGAGTCGCTGGTCCCTGACGCCTTCTCTGGTCAGATCAACTATATGAGCGACTACCTCCGAATGACGACTCAAGGAGGTCAGACCCCTTACGTCCAACGTGGTGGCTTCGTGTACGACAAGACGGCTCGAACGGATGTCTTCACGGCCCCTATCGTGGTCGACCTGATTCGACTCAAGGACTACAACGAGATGCCTGACTGCTTCCGCTCTTGGATCATCTGCATGGCCTCCCGACGTTTCAACATGTTCTTTTTCGGGGCCGGTGAGATCGAGGGGTTCTTGGCAGACCAAGAGGCCGTGTTCTACCGATCCTGCATGGAATACGAACTCGACTTCGGCGCATACAACATGCTCGACGGTGACGCCTACGTCCAAACCCTGACCCGCTAAGGAGGGCCTAATGCCGCTCGTAAGTCAACCAATCAAGAACCTGAAGGGCGGCATTAGCCAGCAACCCGACATCCTTCGTTTTCCCAATCAAGGGGAGAAGCAAATCAACGGCTGGTCGTCCGAGTCTCAAGGACTTCAGAAGCGTCCACCGACCGTCTTCCTTAAGAGGCTCGCAGCCCGTGGAGGGTTCGGTGCGGCCCCTTTGGTCCACCTCGTGAACCGTGACGCGACTGAGCAGTACTACATGGTCTTCACGGGCACGGGGCTGCTGGTCTATGACCTTCAGGGCAACTCGTACACCGTGCGGGGCTATGACGGCTACGCCAACACGGCCACGCCACGGAAGTCCATCAGGCTCCTTACGGTTGCCGACTACACCTTCGTTGTTAACCGTGAGAAGGTCGTGGACGTAGGGTCGACCCTGAGTCATCCGGGTTACAACCTGACGCGGCGTGCCCTTGTGGGTATCCGTGGTGGCCAGTATGGCCGGACCATCACCGTGAAGGCTGACGGCGCGACTCTTGGGTCAGTTGTGCTCCCCTCAGGTGTGGGCACGGACGCTGAGATCAAGCCTATGCCTGCTCAGCTTGACGCTCAGGCAATCGCCACGGCACTCGCAACCGACATCAACACTCGGACGGGGACCACTGGCGTCTCCGCAGTGGCTGGTCCCTCTTATGTCCTCCTTACGAAGACAGCCGGATTCACCACGGTGACCACTGAGGATGGATACGCTGGTCAGTTGGCCGCGTCCTGTATCTATCAAGTGCAGACGCTGAACAAGCTCCCAAACAGTGCCCCTGACGGCTACCTGATCGAGATCACAGGGGAGACAAACCGATCCGGCGATAACTACTGGGTCATCTGGGACGAGAAGGGCGGCGTATGGAAGGAGACGGTCAAGCCGGGGATCATCCTTGGACTGAACGCCTCCACGATGCCGCGAGGTCTCGTAAGGGCCGCTGACGGCCAGTTCGACTGGAAGGTCCTCGATTGGCGCAACCGGACGGCTGGCGACGATGAGACCAACCCAATGCCCTCGCTGGTGGATCGGACGATCAACGACGTGTTCTTCTTCCGTAACCGTCTGGGATTCCTTGCCGGTGAGAACATCGTGATGTCTCGCTCTGCGAAATACTTCCACCTGTTCCCGGCCTCGGTGTCCAGTTCTGCTGACGACGACCCTATTGACGTTGCTGTGTCACATAGCCGCATCTCGATCCTCAAGTACGCCGTTCCGTTCTCCGACCAGCTTCTACTGTGGTCTGACCAAGCTCAGTTCGTACTGACCTCTTCAGGGGTCTTTACGGCCAAGAGCGCAGAACTGAACTTGACCACAGAGTTTGACGTACAGGACTCAGCGAGACCTTACGGGATTGGCCGTGGGGTCTACTTCTCGGCCCCTCGTGCATCCTTTACGTCGATCAAGCGGTACTACGCGGTACAGGATGTGAGCAACGTGAAGTCCGCTGAGGACATCTCGGCCCACGTTCCGAGCTACGTGGCGAACAGCGTCCACTCAATTACAGGCTCTGGGACTGAGAACTTCGTGTCAGTCCTGAGCGATGGGGCACCTGAGCGCAACTACATCTACAAGTTCCTCTACCTGAATGAGCAGGTCGTTCAGCAGTCGTGGAGTCACTGGGAGTTCGGTGCAGGCACCAACGTACTTGCCTCGGCATCTATCGGCTCCTATATGTACCTCATCCTTGAGAGGACTGAAGGGATCATGTTGGAGCGCATTGAGTTCACCGACTTCACCACAGACATTCCAGTGGAGCCGTACCGGACCTACATCGACTCCAAGCGAGTGATCACGCTTTCCCTCTACGATGAGGGTCAGGACATCACGACGTTCTCGGTATCGACCCTGTACGGAGGCACGCCAAGTAACGCCGACTCCTTCTGGACAGTTGACGCAAACGGCACAGCGATCCTGCATAAGGCCCCAGATGGCGGATGGGCTTCAAACCCTATCGTGACCTTCCAAGGGGACAAGCGCGGCGTTCAGTTGGCAGTAGGTCGCGCCTACCAGTTCACCTACGAGTTCTCCAAGTTCCTCATCAAGCAACAAGCAGATGACGGAACGACATCCACAGAGGACATCGGTCGGCTCCAACTCCGTAAGGTATGGGTCAACTATGAGCGCTCGGGTGCGTTCAATGTCGCCGTGGACAACTCATCCAGTGTGTACACCTACGAGATGTCTGGGGGTCGCCTTGGAGGTGAAATTGTGCTCGGCGAACTCAGCCTTGGGACTGGTCAGTACAGGTTCCCAGTAACTGGTAACGCCCTGCGCCAGAGTGTGACCATCACATCAAACAACCCTCAGCCTCTGAATATCATCGGGTGTGGCTTTGAGGGCAACTACGTCCGGCGTTCGTCCGGCATATAAAGGAGGCTCAATGATTCTGACCAAGTCCACCCCCGATATCCTCGGAGAGGCTGCCTATCTGGCATCAGCAGGAGACCGCGCCGAGTTCAATAAGATGATCGCGGGGCGGGACATGGCTACTGTTCTACTGGGGTCTCTTGATGAGACCTCACGGGCCATCGTGCATGATGGGAAGATCCTCGCAGTGGGCGGTTCACCTGACTGCCTGTGGTTCATCACCACGACCCACGTTGACAACCTCACACCGAGTGAACGGATCGACATGCTGCGGCTACTCAAGGACCATCTTGAAGAGTGCCGCCAGCGCTTAAGGCCTGACCAAATGACCAATATGGTCTGGTCGGGAAACATCCAACATATCCGGCTACTTACACACCTCGGCGCTCGATTCGCTGACTTCGAGGCTCAGAGTCCAGCCGGTTACCCATTCCGCCAGTTCTGGCTGTAAGGAGGCTCTATGTGTGAACCGGTCAGTATTATGATGGCGGTCGGCGCTGCGGTTGCGGTTGCCGGTAGTGCCATGGGGGCCAAGCAACAAGCGAAGGCCGAAGGTGCCCAAGAGGATGCTCGGCGCTCCAATATCCACGAAGCGGCCTCGGCAATGTACCGTGAGCGCGCCACTCAAAACCTTGAGATCCAAGACAAGCGCGATGACGCCAGATCACAACTAAGCGAGACCAATGTGCAAGCCCTAAAGAACCGTGGGGTCGTCACAGCGGCAATCGCAGAGTCCGGCCTCACAGGAAACTCTATGGACCGCATCCAACGCGATGTCGAGAACGATGCGTCCCGCGAGAAGATGAGTATTCTGGATAACTACGACCGTGACTACGCGACGATCTTCCAGAACCAAGTCGCTGGCTTCGATGACACCAAGGCCATCTATCGTGGCTCCAAGGCAGCCATCAGGACCTCCAAGGTCGCTCAGGCCCTTAACGTGGTCAGCTCGGGCGTACAGGGGGCGTCTGCTGGTGCAGCTCTTGGCGGGTCCTTCAAGTCCTCTCAGTCCACTAAATAAGGAGGCCTAATGGCTGATGCAATTAATGATGCCCTCTCAGGCGTTAAAGGGTTCGGTACGGGCCTCCAATCGAAAGGCAAGGTAGCCACTGCTCGCTCTGCCACATTCGTTGCTCCTACAGGAAGCACGGGTCTCGCTGAGGCCATGAAGGGCTTTGTGAACAGTGCGACCGGTGCGTACTCGCAGTACGAGACGACCATGAAGAACCGAGCCGAAGAGCGCTCGAACGAGATCATCAGGAAGATGACCCCTGAGCAGCGCCGTCAGGCTATCGCCGATGGCACTCTGCTGTATAAGGATGACCCCTATGCGATGACCGCGCTGCGCCAGAAGACTGGCCGTAACGCTGCGTATGAGGTAGACACTGAGATCCAAGGCAAGATCACTGCGGGCCACTTCAGGACCCGTCAGGAGATGGAAGAGTACCGCCAGCAGCGTCTGGCAGACCGTTCCAAGTCCTACGCTGAGCAGGCGGGTATTGACCCAGAGGACACGGACTATAAGCGTGGCTTCGACACGGACATCGTGAACCGTAACGCCGCCCTGTTCGACCAGCAGAATCAGTTCCTGTCGAAGAACCTTGAGGCCCAAGCGTCCATTGAGGCCCGTAACGACCTCACGCCCCTGATGTCAGACCCCAAGTTCCTCGGGTCCGCTGATGGTGCTCAGGTCGTGTCCGGCTATATCAACAACGGCTTGTCGTCCGGTGAGATCCCTTCGGACCGTGAGGCCCTCAACGCCCTGATGATGCTCGTGAATGACTCTGTGGTCCGTGATGGTGGCGCGACGATGCTGCGCAACCTGAAGGACAAAGAGATCAACGTGCTGGGCGGTAAGACGACCGTTGAGAACCTCTTAGGGCCTGAGGTCTATCAGGATCTCCTGACCAAGGCAGACACCGAGACGTACAACCGTAACGCCAAGCGCTCAGAGAATCTCGACCTGTCTATTGGCAACGCACTGGCCCAGACGGATGTCGCTGTGGGCTGGCAGCTCATCAACAAGGCCGAGCAGGAGAACGACTGGATACAGACCGGCGAGCAGATGACCCCTCAGCGTCAGAAGCTTATCGCGGCGAAGGTCCAGCTTCAGCAGTCCCTAAAGCAACAAGCAGCCACAGGCATAGCAGCGTTGGAGAAGCGCGCTCAGGCTGATAACCGTCAGCTCGGGATTGAGCAAGCCTTTGCTGCACGGATGGCTGGCGATAACGTATCGGTCGACCCAAAGTTCCTACCGGTGGATGAGAACACTGGTGAGTACAAAGAGTCCGACATGGCGACGTTTGCCGCTGCCAAGCTCAGCCAGATCGACCGCATGGAGATCCCTGATGCAGAGAAGGACGCCAAGAAGCTGGCCTACCTCAAGGCCGACTATAAAGGCGGTGCGTTCCAAGCGGCCTTCCAGACGCTCACGCAGGACGCTGCACAAGAATGGAAGGCTGCCGTTATCCAAGGCAAGCCGGACAACCTGAACCGCCTGTACGAGCTTCAGCGGGCCTACAACACCAACCCTGCGATCCTCGCCCAGCTCTACCCAGAGTCAGCGGGACTGATGGAAACCTTGAAGTGGATGGGGTCCAATGGGATCGACCCTCAGGTGATGATCGACGCAGAACGGAATAAGCCGAAGACTCAAGAAGAGACCCGCTACCGCGATGAGCAGTGGGCGGCTATCAAGAACGACTCTTCAACCGCTGCGACCCTCAAGTACCTTCCGGGCCAGTTCGAGACCATGGCGCGCTCAGTGTTTGACGCAATGTCGAACAACACGGGCGACTCATCGTCGGCCTCTGCTGCCGTGACTGACTTCCTCTCAAAGTCGACCGTTACGTTCACCGAGAAGACCGGTACGCCCGGATTCCGCAACACCTCGTTCCACGGAATGATCTCCAAGGCTGACCTTCAGGTTGACCCTGAGAACGTCGATTCGTGGCAAGCCGGTCAGGCCATCGTAGAGGATGCCATTCAGAGCCTCTCTAAGGATTCCGTATGGGGCATGTCCGGTATCAGTGTTCAGGCTCAAGACGGCAACATCATCTTGCAGAACATGACGGGTTCCCGCATGACCATCAGCCGCGAACAGTTCCAGAACATCGCTAAGGATCGCTCCCGTGCCGCTGCCTATCAGGCTGAGCAGGAGCAGATCAAAGAAGTCCAACGCACCCAACGCCAGTACGACGAGTACTTCCGGGGAGGTGCGCAACGCTCAAGAGTCGAATAAGGAGACCCAATGACACGTCAAGAACGCTACGCACAGGTAAAGGCCGCTGGTACTCCGTATGACGCGGACATCCAGCGGGCAGCAGAAGCAAACGGCGTAAGCTATGACTTCCTGCACAAGCAGCTCTGGTTTGAATCGGAGTTCAACCCTAAGGCCAAGTCCCCTACGGGTCCTCGCGGTATCGGACAGTTCACCAAGGCCACGGGTAATGCCTACGGTCTGGTGACTGACGAGGACTTCAATGACCCCCTGAAATCCATTGACGCCGCTGCGCGCCACATGAAGGACATCCTCACGTCCACCAAAGGGGACTACCTCAAGGCAGCCCTCGCGTACAACCAAGGAGGTGGCCGTTTGGGTCGCCCACAGTTGGCCGCTCTGGACGCTGGGGATACTTCACAGATCACTCACGAGGGCATGAACTACATGCGCAACCTGCGTGACGTGGCTGGTGAGTCCCCCTTCAGTTCCCTTCTGGACTCGCAAGGAGCTGTAACGAATCCGGGCATCACCCCAAAGTCTGACGCCGTGGAGTTCGACCAAGCCATGCAGGGCATCACGGCAGACATCAAAACTGTGCGTGGCGCCACCCCTGAGCTTGGCAATATGAACGTCAAGGGTGAACAGAGGGACATCTACAGGAAGAACTTCGCTGAGGCTGAGTTCGACGTGAAGGGTGCCCCTAAGGGCTGGTTTGAGGGGACAGGTCAGGTCGTTGAAAGCGAGCTTGCTACCGGCACGCTCGGCCAGCTCTTCCGCAATGCAACCCTGTCCACCTTCGATCCGATGGAAGGCTACGACACACCTGACACGTCCGCTTGGGGAGACCCTGAGTTCGATGCGATGCGTAATGCAGGCGTGTCGCCTCAGTTCTATCCGTTCATCTTCGACCACACTCGCGGGAACAAGAACCGGATCGCTGAGGCCATCACCCTCGCCAAGCAGAACATGGAGTACGAGAAGAAGGCCAGAGCGCAGTCCACCTCGGCTCAGATCGTTGGTGGGTTCGTTGGCGCAGGCGTTGACCCTTTCACCTATATGCCTCTTCCGGGCGTCACTGGTGCCACGCTGTTCTCCAAGGTGGTTACTGGCGCGGCGGCATCTGGCGTCACTGCGATGGCCTCTGAGGGTCTCCGTGAGGCCTCCACTGGCATCGAGGCGCACTACGGTACGGCTCTCGTTGCAGGTGCTTTGATTGGTGGTGGTCTGACAGCTCTGACTTCGCGTATCCGTGCTGCTGCCGAACCTGAGCAACGGCTTGATATGTGGGACAACGATCTGGAATCAGTGCTCGCCCGTCATGGCGAAGCGGCCTTGCCTAACGACTTCCACGCTGCGTCTATGCGTCTGGAAGCTCGCGAGACGGCCCGTCAAGGCGACTTCGAGGACCCTTCACGGATGCACTGGCAGCCTCACGAAACAGTCGAGGAAGTGGCCGGTGTGCGATTCACGAGGGTTCCTAATGAAGAGGGCGCTGTGCGTTTGCAGGACGGCTCGGTGCTGTCGGCAGGTAACCCTCTGAACCCTCTGACCATTGAGGCATTCCAGAACGCCGAGCGCGCTGCGCCGGGCCTGTCCATGGGAGGCTTCACCGAGATCGGCTACACGCTGACACGGAGCGAGAACCCAGAGGTTCGCGGTATCGGTGCCCAGCTCTTCCGCTCAACCACAGGCACAGAGTCAGGGTCACACGGTAAGTTCGGTGCGACCGCTGCGGACATCGTTGAGCGCCAGATGGCGCAGGACCACGTCAGCTACAACAACATCGTGTCGACCCTTCACGAGACCATTAAGGACCCTCGTTATGCTGCCATGCCGGGCGGTCGTGAAGTTCAGATGGAGTCGGCGTACCGTCGCGTGACTGAGGCCCTTGAGGACCGTACTGGTTCCAAGAAGGCTCAGCTATCGTCCGCCGAACGGGCCTTGATGGACACCGTGGACGCACACTACAGCCGGAAGCTTGAGGCACTGCAAAACCCTGCACAGTTCGGCAACCATCGGGCGACTTCGGTACTCGGTGCGACCAGACACGAAGGTGCTTACGTGCCTAACGTCTATGACGACGCAGTTAAGCAGATGTGGATTCGCCGCATGGGTTCACCTGAGGACCTCCAAGAGGCGATCATACAGTCATGGCTGGCTTCGTACGCTTCTCGCGCCCACGTTAAAGCCCGTGTGGACCGTATGATCGTGGAGGCCAATCCGGGCACGCCCATGACCCCGGAAGGAATCCAGCGGGCAGTCGAGGACTACGCACGGAACAAGGCCTATGGCATCAGCCACACTCAGGACTTCAACCGGTCGCACCTCGTGGACGATCAAGTGAACGGACTGGTCGGTGCCGAGAACAACAATTTCTTGGAAGGCCGACACCTCTTCGACTCAGACATGCCGATACCGCTTGTGGGAGGCGCCGAGTTCTCAGTGAACGATCTCCGAAGCTTCGACCTGACCAGCATTACGCCGGGATATGATCGTCGCGTTAACGGGGATATTGGGATCATGGGAGCCACGGGCCAATCAACTGAGGCCCTTAAGGACCGCATTGTGGCCATGGGCGTGGGTAATGAGTCCCGCAAGGAATACGCGGCGCTTCAAGACGCTGTGAAGCTTCTCACAGGGCGTGCTCGGCGTGACCCTGATGGCGTGATGGCAACCATTGCGCGGTCCCTTACGGACATGTCGTTCCTCGCCAAGAACGCCTACATGGGCATTCAAGGCATCACCGAGACTGCCGCACTGGTGACTAAAGGACACACTGCGATGCTGCTGAAAGGTGTACCGTTCTTGAACCAGATGATGACCGTAGGATCGAAGGCGACCCCTGAGTTCCTTGCGGACATGCACGGTCTGGTGTTCGGTCGTGAGCTGGACAACCTGATCCGCCCTAAGCGTGCTGACATCGTGATGCGTCTCCGTGACCATGCCGATGCTTCGCCTGCTATGGCTCAGGCCGTTGGCTCGCTGAAGTGGGCGACTGGCGAAATGGCTGCTCGCTGGCCTCTGACCCGGTTCCTCACTGAGTCATCCAACTACATCGCTGATGCTGGCCGTCAAGGCGTGCTGAAGGAACTGGTCGATATGGCCCACGGCACTCCATCCAAGATGGGCAAGAAGCTGTTCGACCAGAAGCGCCTGAAGTCCATGTCGCTGACTCAGGACCAGTACGAAGGGATGCTTGACCTTGTACGCTCGGCCACCACCGTGAAGAACGGACGTGTCGAGATCACTGATCGCGCTGCATTCCAGTCGGACCCTCGGTCTATGGACATCTGGCGTCTCGGTGACAAGATCGCTGACGAGACCATCCTGCGTCCTCACAAGTTGTCGTCTCAGGACACCGAAGCCTATGGCGCTGGCGTCAAGATGGCGATGCAGTTCAAGAACTTCACCATGCGCTCCATGAACGCTCGGGCAATCCGGGCTTACCATGACACCACCAAGAATGGCCGTGCTGCTGACTCTGTTATGCAGGCGATCATTTCCACTGGCATGGCTGGCGCTATGTACACCGCTATGGCCTACGTGCGTTCCACTGGGATGCCCGATAAGGACCGTGACGCTTACCTGAAGCAGGCCGTTAACCCGACCATGTTCGCGTACAGTGCGCTGTCCCGTGGGTCCCACATTGGGGCACCTTTGGGTCTGGCCAACATGGTCATGGCTCCTTTGGGTCTCGATCAGGCCCGTATGGTCCGCACCTCGATCACTCCACGGCCTAAGGCTGAACGTGAGAAGGGCGCTGTTCAATATGGGGCCTCCAAGGATGACCGCGTGCAGGACTTCTTGTCTGGCGTTCTGGATCAGGTTCCGGCTGCCTCTTGGGCGCTCGGAGTAGGCCAAGCGGTTCACTCTGCGGCAGGAGCATCTGCCACCACGGACCGGGCTGGCGATCAAGCCTACATGAACAGCTTCTACAACGGCCTTCGTGGCGTTATCCCCAACGACCCTGCCACTCAGTACCTGTTCATGAAGATCATGGAGTCTGAGGGCATTCAGGCCCGTTAGAAATCCCCTCACTAAAACAGGGACGCTATCACAGGTCCCATTCACTATTCCTATAAGGAGGCCCAATGGCTACACCTAAAACGGTCAAGACGTACCCTCTCGACGGTGTGCAGAAGGACTTTGAGATCCCCTTTGAATATCTGGCCCGAAAGTTCGTAGTCGTGACACTGATCGGACCGGACCGTCTCCCTCTCGTGCTTAACGTGGACTATCGGTTTACTTCTCGCACAGTCATTACTGTGTCGCGGGCTTGGGTTCCATCCGAAGGATACACCTTACTTGAAATCAGGCGAATGACTTCCGCGACTGAGAGACTTGTGGACTTCTCTGATGGCTCCGTCCTGCGAGCATCCGACCTCAACACTTCGAGCGTTCAGGCCCTTCACATCTCCGAAGAAGGTCGCGATATCGCCACTGATACAATTGGCGTAGATAACGATGGAAACCTTGACGCAAGGGGGCGTCAGATCAAGAACTTGGCGGACGGCGTCGCTCCGGGTGACGCTGTTAACGTCCGTCAGGTGTCAGAGATCCTCGCAAACGTGGCTATTCAGAAGCGGTTTCTCATGCCCCGGATGACGCACCCATTTACGCGAGACGATGGTTCTCCGCTTCAGTTGGGTGACAGGTACCTGAACCAGTCAGGTGGCATTGAGTTCATCTACGTAAACGGAATGTGGCAAGCGAACAACCTTGACGGCCAGATCGTCAGCAGCTCGGCAGGTGCGAGCAACATAGGGACCCTATCTGGCACCTTACAGGACCAGCTTGATGACATGGCAGTATACCCTGACCGATTTGGGCCGATTGGTAACGGCTTTACTTCGGACACGGCTGCCGTACAGGCGGCGATTGACTACTGCGCAACCACTGGGCGCCCTCTTCTGGGTCGTCCCGGTGTTCGGTACAAGATTGACCGTGTCGTGGTGAAGCCCGGACTGCGACACTTCGACTTCTCTCGGTCCGTAATTGAGGCGAACGCGCCGACTTCCCAGAACGCTAAGTATGGGTGCGTACACTTTGCGGGGCCAGTTGGTGGCCAGCAGGTGTCGGTCGAGGGATGTATGTTCTCCGCCAAGATCGACATGAAGAACGGATCGCGTATCGCAATGTATCTCGATGCGGCCTTGAATAACGACTTCATAAACGTGGAGATTAGTGGATTCGTAGATCACCCTACGCTGAATCACTATGGAATCATTGCTGCTGAGGGAACGAGTTATAACAGGTTCACGATGTGCAGAATCACAGGCGTGGACGGCCCAGCAGCGCGAGGTCTTCTTCTTGACTTCCTCGGCAAGGGCGTGCCATTTGGCGGTTATTTCTCTCACAACGGCGTGGCGCAGCCTAACATCAACCCGTGCGTGGGCAACCTCGTCTCAGGGTGTGTCTTCATCAACGGAAGCTATGCGATAAACTTGCTCGGCTCGGAGAACTGCGTTATTTCTGGGTGCATACTGCGTGGGCAGAATCACCGAGGAATCTACATCGCAGAGGGTTCGTGCCGCAACCTCGTTAGCGGGTGTCAGATCCTCGACTTCTCATCCACAGCGGTACTTATTGGTTACTGTGGATACAGCAACCACCTGATCGGAAACGTGTTCCGTCGCGATGCGCTAATCCTTCGGGGGGAGGCGGTGGTTAATATCACGACCGGCGCGCGCGACAATACGGTATCTGACAACGAGATACACGCCAACACAAACTATGGCGTCTACCTTGCGTGCGGGACCCCTGGCTGTATCGTCCGTGGTAACAGGATCTCAGGGTACTACATGGCTGGTGTGGCAGTTGAGACGGATTGGCTTCCTATTGCGAGTAGACCGGCTGGGGCAATCTATTCCCGTCCGAACTACGCGCCTCCGGGTGAGGCGTCTCCCGGCGCTGTCCGTTGGGCGTTCATCTCTCAGACTGGTATCACCATTCAGGCGAACAGGATCGGAGCTGGTTATCCGGGCCGTAACGTGGCGGCTATCTACCTTGCGAACGTGAATAGCAATAGCAACTTGCAAGTAGCAAACGTCGCACTCAAAGACAACGTGGTAGAGGCTACGTCTAACGTAGTGCATTACCTATATGTTTTCGAAGAAACTGTAGGCCGCGTGGTAAGCAATAAGCTCGTAGGGACATCAGTGATTAACGAGACCCCTGCGCCGTCGAAGTATGTCATTCCCCGTGGTCGACTTAACTTCAGCCAGCTTCTTGATAACGATGGCGTTACGGGACTTACAGTAACTGTGCCGAATGGGCTCACCACGCCAACGGCATCGTGGGGGGATCGTCTGGAGTTCGGCAATTCAGGGTCCATGGTCTTAGTGACCAATTTCACGGACGGTGCAGACAATCAAGAGATCCTCGTGCGCTTGACGGGATCTACAACCCTCGTACATAGCTCGGGCTTCCTACGCCTTCGAGGCGGAGCAAACGCTGTGGGACTCGGCACTAACAGTTTTGTGAAGCTGTTCCGGGCAAGTGGGGTTTGGTGGGAGGCTTGGCGAGTAGGGCTTTAAATGGAGGTGATGAATGATTCAAATTGACTTCAACAATGGGGTGATCCAAGCGACCCCCGTTGTTGGGGCCGCAACGGTGGATGTAGCGACCCGGCTGTTTCTGGGTCTATCGCCATCAGAGTGGTTCTATGCTGCAAGCGTGCTGTATGCACTAACCATGACCGTAATGACCGTCTACAAGACCGTCAAGGACGAACGTCGAAAAGACAAAGGAGGCCCGAATGGCTAAACGTCAAGACATCCTCGCGTACTTACTGGAACTCATTGACACCGAAATGGCTCACGCCCTACTGAAGGATCTCCGCGACAAAGAGAAGCGCTGCCCTCAGTTGTACAACGCGGTCGACAAGTTCCTTACGCGACACAAGTTCAAACTCGGTGCCCTACTGGCCGAAGAGCAAGACCTCGGAGAACTCCAAGGCGCACTTGATGCGTTCCGTGAGCTGGACCTTGAGGACACTGAGGGGGTGACTCATTGAGTGACTTCCTGATCCGTGTGGGCGCCTTCTTGGCTGCCCTCTTCATTTCCTACCAGCTTGGCGTGTCCGAAGGGACCGCTGAGACCACTCAACGTCTCGCCGAGAGTCATCGGATTGAGACCCAACGACTCAAGGAGGCCCGTGATGAAACCCAATCTGAGCTTGATGCCACTGCGCGTAACTGGGCTGCTGCTGCTGCGGAGTCTGAGAAACACGCTGCTGGGACTGTGGCTACTCTGCGCCGTGATGGTATCCGGCTGTCAGTCCAACTTGCCGACCGTACCATCGAGTCCGTCGAAGGTTACAATCGAGGCCTCGCTGATGGTCGAGCCGAACTACACCCAGAGACTGCTACAGCTCTTGTCCGAATCACCGAAGACGCCGACCGACAAGTGAAGGCCCTTCAGGAGACTGTACGGGCGGTGACCCAATGAACCATATCCTTTTAGTGGTCCTCCTTGGCGTGCTCGGCATCATCTCGTATGGCCTTGGCTTCGCGGTACTCATCGCGATCCTTCTGACGGTTGGTCCTTGACGGCACCGAAGGTAGACAACAAGCACATAAAGCTTATGAAGGGGAACTTTATTGCGTTCCTCTTCGTGCTCTGGGCTGCGTTGAACCTACCCATTCCGACCAAGCAACAAATAAGCATGTCAAAGAAGCTTGCCGCTGGCGACTCTCGCCGGTTCATCTTGCAAGCCTTCCGAGGTATCGGCAAGTCCTTCATCACCTGCGCCTTCGTGGTCTGGAAGCTCTGGAACCAACCGGACCTTAAGATCATGATCGTGTCCGCGAACAAGGACCGTGCTGACGCTAACAGCGTGTTCATCAAGCGTATCATCGACCTGCTTCCCTTCCTTCACGAGCTGAAGCCTCGTCCCGGTCAGCGTGACAGCTCTCTGAGCTTCGATGTAGGACCTGCCCGACCGGACCACTCACCATCCGTGAAGTCCGTGGGCGTGACCGGGGGCATGACTGGTAGCCGTGCTGACATCCTCATTGCGGATGACGTTGAGGTTCCCGGTAACTCTGGCACACAGTCCGCTCGGGATCACCTTGGCGAGCTGGTGAAGGAGTTCGATGCGATCCTGAAGCCTGACGGCACGATCATCTATCTGGGCACACCACAGACCGAAATGACCCTTTACCGGGAACTTGAGGACCGTGGCTACACGACGACCATCTGGCCTGCCCGGTATCCGCGTGACGTGGCCGATATGGAGACGTATTGGCACGCTAAGGGCGCACGGAGTCGCCTTGACCCTACGATGCTCAAAGAGCTTGAGGCTGACCCGTCCCTCTTCTGGAAGCCTACAGACCCTATTCGCTTCGATGATGAGGACTTGCGGGAACGTGAGCTGTCCTATGGTAAGGGCGGCTTTGCTCTACAGTTCATGCTTAACCCGAACCTTAGCGACATCGAGAAGTACCCTCTCAAGCTGCGGGATTGGATCGTAGCGGCCCTCTCGATGGACACTGCGCCTACCACATGGCAATGGCTCCCGAACCCTCGTAACGAGGCGAATGGGCTTCCTATGGTGGGACTCAAGGGTGACCGCTTCCACAGGTATGAGCAGTGCGGCACGACACTCAGCAACTATGAGGGGAAGATCCTCGCGATTGACCCAAGTGGTCGAGGTAAGGATGAGACCGGCTACTGCGTCCTCTACCAACTGAACGGCTACCTGTTCCTGATGGACTGGGGCGGTTTCCGTGGTGGATATGAGGACTCGACTCTCGAATCCTTGGCCAAGATCGGCAAGAAGTGGAAGGTCAACGAGGTGGTCATTGAGGGCAACTTCGGTGACGGCATGTACACCAAGTTGTTCAGCCCTGTGATGGCCAAGATACACCGCTGCGCCATCACTGAGGTCAAGAGTAAGGGTCAGAAGGAACTCCGCATCTGCGACGTTCTGGAGCCTGTATTGGCCTCTCACAGGCTGATCGTCCACGATGCGGTCATTGAGGCCGACTACAGGACCGCTCTTACACCAGACGGGACCCTCGACGTTGCCTACAGTGGCTTCCACCAGCTCACACGCCTGACCAAGGAGCGTGGCTCTCTGGGCCATGATGACCGACTGGATGCCTTGGCGATAGCCGTAGCGTTCTTTACGGACAGCATGGAGAAGGACTCAGAGGCAGGTGAAGCTGCAATGCTGGAAGACTTCCTCGATCAGCACCTTGAAGACGCCATGATGGGTCACGATACCCTTCGGGAGATCACTCAGGATGGCTTTACGATGCAGTGGGAAGACGATGACCAGTTCGGAGGCAACTATCTGGGCAGGTAGCGAAGTGAGCACGTTAACGACACGTTCGGCGAAGATCTTAAAACCCTCACTATAACAGAGAGGGGACTTAAGGTTACTCTTCAAGGTAGACGTTACGGGTTCTCAGAACTTAGAAGATCCCTTCAGTGATGATGTGGACCTCTTGGGTCTCTGAGGGCCTCGTAACCGACACTGACCGTTCACATCAAAGGATGGTGATTCAATGCTGCAAAGCATCACCCTCTTAAAGGAGACCATTACCGTGACCCGTAAAGCCTCATCTACGGCTATCGCGGTGCTAATGGCCTTGCTGAAGCACAAAGCCACGTACAGGTTCCTTGCTGCCATCCTCGTTGCCCTTGGGGTCGCTAAAGGTGGATTAGTAGCCACTGGGATTATGACCATCGCCTGTGCCTATCTGGGCTGCATCGAATAGCTATTTGCAACACAACGTGCCTAAATCGGTCTGCTTAGCAGCATACCTCTTTAGGCCATATCCTCAAGGACTCTTTAAGGGTCTCTATCAACTGGGTCATACCGGTACCGATAGGGACACCTTACGAGAGACCTTCAGAATATGACATAAATTTTCCTGACAGGACCTCTCATAGACTAACCCACCGAGTACCCCCATGGCCCCTCTCAGTCACCTAAAGTCGACCTACGGTCCCCTACTGGCCCTTACCTTTAGGTAACCGCTACGATCCCTTTGAGGCTACATTATGGGCACCTGATGAATGGCCTGTCAAGAGGGACATGAGGTGATCGTTGGAGGGACTGAGAGGGACATGAGGTGGCTCATAGTGTTATGGTATAACGTTGCATCTTTACGTCCTTCCCTCTCCTAA